TTGCAGGACCCACCCAGTCAGGCAGGCGATTGCGAGTTTCCGCAGATCAGCCCTGTTCAAAGAGTTAAGCGGGCGCGTATGGTCCCAACTGCTCAATGGTCCCTCGATCATCGTTTGAACGGCGCGATCGAGAGCTAGGGCGTCTGCCTGATCGGCAGGGGAAAGGGGTCGCTTTTGCGCCCCTTTCTTGCTTTTGGTCACTGCGCCCATGCCGGAGTCCCGCCGCCGTTGGTCGCGGCCTTTTGTGAGGCTTGGGGGGTGTCCACCGGGGCCGTGCCGCCCATGATTGCGGCATAGTCCTTGTGGGTGACGGCGATCACGTTGTTGATCTTGTTCTTGTCGCCGTATTCACCTTCGCCCGGCTCAACGTCGATCTGTGCGACAAATTCCAGCCCATCCAAGTCGGCGAAGCCGCTGATCTGCCGGGCCTTCAATGAAGCATCGCTGGCATCGCTCGGCTTGATGCCCCGAGCGCTTTCCAAAGCGGCGCGAATAAGGCTGCGCCCCATTCCTTCCCACTTCGGACCTTTGGGCGAGTGCAGCCCAACCAGCGACCAAACTTTGCGCTTGTTGTACTTGCCGCCAATGACTGTGAACTCGCAGTCGAGATAGATGCTGCCCTTGCTTTCGTTGCGGGTGGCATAGCCGCCGGTCCAGCCTTTGGCCGGATCGTCATAACCACCGGGCCGGATCTTCATGTGGACCTTTGCCAGCGTCTTGTGCGGAATTACGTCCCCGCCGCTTTGCTCTTCTGCGTCCGAAAAATTCATCCATGACATAGCTGTGTGCTCCTTATGCTGCGTATGATTGTGGTAGGTTTTTGAAGGTCACGCCCTTAATGGCGTGCATTGCAGTCGTTTGAGATACCCCAAAACGATCTCCAATCTTTTGATACGCTAATCCCGTTTCGCTTCGGATTTGGCGCATTTCTTTCACCTGATCGACTGTCAGTTTTGACAGGAAACCGGGGTAATACTGACGGCCCTTTTTCTTTGCGTCTCGCCTGTTGTCCAGATTAGTACCGGCAAATAGGTGCTTTGGATTTACGCAAGAAGGGTTGTCACATTTGTGACAAATCAACATACCGTCCGGTATTTCCCCCTTGTGAATTGTGTAGGAAAAACGGTGCGTCTTAAGCACCTTTCCGGGAATCGGGCCAACGCCAATCCGGCCATAGCCGTCTTCGTCTTTGCCACCGATCCAATTCCAGCAATCGTTCGGTCCAGACTTGTTGACCTTGGCCCAGAATCTTTCTTCAATAGGCTTTTGCTTGCCAGCCATTACGCGGCCTCCTCTTCTGGAATGGAAGTTTCAAGATGATCGATGCGTTTGCCGCTTCTGATTTTCTCAAAAAGCTTTCCAAGATGCGGTTCTTCGACTTGATCCAAACGCCCGCTTCTGTCCTTCGCGGGATAATTCCAGACATTGGGTGACGTGCAGACCAGCGCGCGGTATTTCACGCCCTCGTCCGTCTGCAATTCTTGGTAGGTGATGACTTCATCGACGATGCCCGGCAGCTCGCGGCCCACCTTTGAGCCTTCGATCTGCGGCACCCAATTGGTGCGCCCGTAATCGTCTTCTTTGGCGTCGAGGATGCCAACAAAGACCACGTTCTTGGATCGGGCCTGTTGAAGTTGCGAAAGCCAAGCCAGCATTTCCCGGCCATGCAGACCGTAAGCACCGCGCATGTCCGGCTTGCCGGTCTTTTCGCTCTTGCCGTCAGGCTGGCCCTGCGCCCATTGCAGGCACAAGCGACCGGCGACCGTGATGGAGTCGATAAAGATCGTGTCATAATCGGCAAACTGCTCCGCCGTTCCCTCTGCGTTGACGTGGTTAAAGTGTGCTTGGCTGTAGGGCTGCTCATCGCGCAGCGCCGGGTTCGGGCCGCTGATAAGTGATGCCAAGGTGCGGCAATCGTCCCAAGTGCGCGGGCGTACTTCGTCGCCCTCCCATCCTTCGACTGCCAGCGAACCAGCTTCGAGGTCAAAGAACAGTGTCTTCGCGGGGTCTAGGGTTTTGAGAAGTGTCGTCTTGCCGATGCCAGACGGTCCAAGGATTACGGCCTTAATGCCGCCGCGCTCCTTCATTCTCTCAGATGCTTTGATAATTTGCATAGCGTTTTGCTCCTTTGCTACTCTCTTGCTCCATTGCTTCTGTCCGGTTGATGCCGGGGCGAAGCGGGAGGAGCGTCCCCAAGGGCTAGGCCCTTGACCCCGGCACCTGTTCTTTGTTCGCGGCCATGATTTCGCTTGCCAGATAGGCCAGCCCGTCCAGTGTGATTTCGACCCATTCGCCGCTATCGTCGGACCCGCCGAACGCGGCACACATTGCGGCCATAGGAACGGCGCAGCGCGTGTCCTGCCGATCGAAGCGGTATACAACTGCGGGCAGCTTGCCCGACGCGTTGGCGGCTGCTTGAGCCTGCGCCTTCCAGCCAGAGCGGCATGAATTGCCAGCGGCGAAGCGCTTTAGTTCCAAAGCAAAAGGCCACGCCGGGTCGTCGGGTGTCAGGTCATCAAGCCCGACCGACTGGTATTGGTTTAGGTTGCGCTTGAACCCGATGCCGGTCAGGCGGAATAGATCATTTGCGATCTGGCGCTCATATGACGCGCCTTTAGTTCTGCTCATCGCACCCATTGCGCATCCCCCAGAAAGAGCCCGCCAAGGCCGAAGCCTCGGCGAGCAGTTGCCGCTTTCGCGGTACAGGAGGAAGATCCGCTCATAACCCGGAGCGGGGCGGGGTTCGTGTTCATGATGCCAGACTTTCGCGGCCCATGATAAAGGTTCGAATCTCCTTGGCGTGAGCGATGCAGCCTTTCGCCATCGCCTCATATTCCTGCGCGCGCATTTCCAATTCGGCATCGGAAAGCATCGTGACGGGAACAAGCGTTACTTGCTCGTCTCGCGTGACGGTGTATGCCTTTTGCAGGTAGTCAAACCCGTCCATGACAATCTGCGCGGCTTGCTCAGGCTTAGGGGAATACCCGCCGATAACGCGCTTGACGGTGTTCTTGATAAAATCGACACCGCAGGCGAGATAGAAGTCGGCATCCTCGCCCTCAATATTGTCTTTCATCGCCATGATTTCAGTCGTCAGCCATTCGACGCGCACGATTACGCCGCTGTCGATCCGATCTTGGACAATGCCGCGAATTTCACGGGTAACTTCTGTGGTGCTTTTCATGGTTAAATCCTCGTCATAATCTGGTCGTGAATGGCGTCGATCTTGTCGATTGCGGACCGAAGACGTTGACGCTCCGCCGGGTCCAGAATTGCGCAATCGTCTAGGACGTTCTTTTTCGCGAGGTCGCGGGCGTAATGCTCAAAGTCACCGACGAAGTGCATGGCGCGGTTAAACTCGCGCGGATCGCGGCCCTTGAGGTCCATCACCGGGCGTGGCCCTTCGTCACTTTCAAACATCTTGTTTTCGTCAGACAGACGACCAATGCCTTCATCCACCAGATCGCCTAGCGGGTCCGGCTTCCTGCCGCGATTACTGGTGTCTTGGGTGTGAGTTTTGCCGCCGCGCTCAAACTTGCGTTCTGTCTGTGAACCGTTCACAGATGGGCGAATGTTGCTGACAAACCTGTTAGAAACACCGCACTTGCGAGCTACTTCTCGATCACTCCACTGCACCCACTCATCGTCATTGAGTAGTGTTAGGACAGCACGGCGCTTGTCGTCATTCGTGCGTCTCAGGCCGTGTGAGGCATTCGCTCCAACGCTATACAGGATCGCTTCGCGGCGGCTTCCTTGGCGGATAACGGTATCAATCTCCACAAGACCCAGCGACACATGCGCGGCGTGACGATGGAAGCCATCTGCAAGCCAGTAATCAGACCCATCGTAAAAGGCGACGATAGGCGGGAATGTGGCACCACCTGCAATCAGATCGGCATAATCAGAGACAACGCTTTGATACATTTGAGCGCGCGACTGTGTCCCGCCATCAGCGCGGATTGCGTCGATTGCTAAAACTTCATATTCGGATGTGGGGGATTGCATATTCATGCTGCGACCTCAGATTTCTCAGGGAATCTCTGCACAGCC